CGCGACGGTGACCGTCCAGGGCAACGTCACCGCCATCCAGACAACTGCCAGCATCGTCCGCGTCGAGGTCGGGTCGAGTGGCTTCCCGGTCTCGGGCAACGTGACCGCGATCATCACCACCGGCAGCAAGATCGTGGTCGAGGGCGGGCCGCTCAGCGTCGGCCTGATGATGAATCAGGTCTATCAGGGCACCACGGTCCTGACGCCCCAGTACGCGGGGGTGACCGTCTCGGCTAGTGGCACCGTCGCTATCGTGACGTCGGTCACGGGGCGGATCGTGGTGCTGTCGTTGGTGCTGACGAACATGACCAGCGGCACGGTGCAGTTCCTGGCCGGGACCACGGCACTCTGTGGGCCGATGCCGATCGACGCCCGCTCGGGCTTCGTCCTGCCGTACAACCCGCTCGGCTGGTTCCGCACCGCCACCGGCGACGCGCTGAACATCGCGCTGGCCAGCAGCACGGGCCCCTGCGGCGGCTTCCTGACCTATGTTACGCCGAGTACCTAACCGATGCCGCTCGCCGCGATCCTGCTACCGACTGGCCTGGTCGGGATTTTCTCGACCTCAACCGGCGTGCCCTTGCCGGTCTGGGGCGTCTACGAGATCACGCTCATGACGGTGGATGCTGACTATCGGACGGTGCTGGACTGATGGCGGTCGTGTCCTACGCGGCGCAATGTACCGGCGTCAACGGGGAATACCTGAGCCGGGCCGACAATGCCAGCTTGAGCATCGGCGATCTTGCGTTCTGGCTCACTATCTGGGCTTTCATGGACTCCAAGGCCAATCTGGCCAACGCGCTCATCACGAAGTACGACGGCAGCTCAGCGAATGCCGAATACGAGTTCATTCACCGGGGGCCGGGTGGTGGCGCCAATCGGTTTAGTTGGCGCGTCGCCTCGGCGGCCGGGAGTGGCCGCGCGACCCTGAACGATGCGCTGGCCGGCGTCGTGGCGCTGCAAACCTGGAACCACCTGTTCGTCTGGTACGACCCGGTGGCCGCGGTCATCGGGATGATCGTCAACGGCGGCGCGGCGCAGACGACGGCCCACACCGGCGGCGCGTTCGACGGCACGGGCGAGTTCGAGATCGGGCAGGAACGTGGCCAACCGCTGGCCTGGGACGGACGGCTGGCCTTTGCGGCGCTCGGGAAGAGCCCGCCCGGCGGGTTTGCGACGACCCCGGCCACGACGATCGCGGGCACGCTTTGCAACAACGGCCACGGGCTCGACCTGAGTGTCATCGACTCCGCCACCCGGACCGCCTGGGGCGGCGTGAGCGCCTGGCGACTGCAAGAAGCAAGCGGTAGCCGGGCCGACATCTGGGGTTCCAACACGCTCACCGACAACAACACCGTCACGCAGGCCGCCGGCCCACTCACTGACTATCAGCCGATCAAGGGTCAGTACGCCACCGGCCTGACCGTAGCCCAGCCCTACCGGACGGAGATGCGCGAGTAATGGCGATCAAGAGCTACGTTCTCGGCCAGGTTGCCCGCGCCCGGCTGACCGTCACCAGCAGCACCGCCTCGACCGTCGGCGTTGACCCGGACGCGCTGAGCTTCTCCGTCCGCGAGCCCGACGGCTCGACCTACAGCTACGCCTACTCCGCCACCAGCACCAGCGTGCTGAAGGTCGGCACCGGCGTCTACGACGGCCTCTGGCCCACCGCGAAGGAGGGGCTACATACCTTCGGCTGGTCGGGCTCCGGCACGAACCAGGGCGCGGACGAAGGGGCGTTCTTCGTGAAGAAACGGCGCTGGGACTGAGATGCCGAGCAACAGCACCATCACCTACGCGATCGCCGAGGAGCTGAAGCAGGAGCTTGGCATCCCGACGTCCAACGAGTCGGAAGACATCAGCATCGAGCTAGCGCTCGAATCCGTCTCGCGCAGCGTCGAGGACTACACCCACCGCCGCTTTCACACGGGTATTGCCACCAGCACCGCCTACCTCGGCGCGCTGGAAACCCGCTACTACACCGCCGAGTGCGCCAGCCACCTGCGCGTTGACGACCTGCTGCAACTGGCCGCCCTGCGGACCGACAACAACGGCAACAGCTCCTATGACACCACCCACTCGACAGCGCTGGTCTACCTCACGCCGTTCAACGCCGCGCTCGACGATCAGCCCTACACCGACCTGATCCTGCGCCGCAACGCCAGCGCGTGCTTCCCGGTCGCGGTCCCGCGCGGCGTGCAAATCACGGGGGTCTTCGGCTTCTGTCCGACCACGGCGGTACTGCCGGTCATCAAGAAGGCGACGCTGCTCCAGGCGGCGATGGACTTCCGCGCGAAGGACTCGCCAATGGGCGCGGTGGGTGGGAGAGACTTCACGATGACGATGCAGCAGTCGTATATCAGCGGCGGCCTGCACCCCTTTGTGCGTCGGATGTTGGACCCCTACCGCATCAGGGTGGTGGCGTAGATGGCGTGTAGAGCCGCTATCGAGTTCGGGCCGAAGCTGTGCGAGATTCTCGGCGTCGACCCCCTGGTGACGCGCAGCATCCGCATTGATGTCGATCCAGCCAGCGTGACCGTTGCCGTAGTCCAGTACTACGTCTCTCCGGATCAGTTCCGCGAGATCACGCGGCTGATGGAACTGGCCGACTGGCGGGAGAAACCCTGATGGCCGGCGCGGCGTTCAGCGTCAAGGTCGAGGGGGCGGATCGGCTGGTGGCGAAGCTCGACGGCGACCGGCTGCACCGCCCGGTACTCAAGCGGGCGACGCTCAACATGGCGAAGAAGGTCGAGGGCGTCGTCAAGCGAGCGGCACCGCACCAGACCGGGCACCTCGTCGGCAGCGTGCAGTCGAAGCCGCTCGGCGCGATGAGCGCGAAGGTGGTGGTCACGGCGCGGGCCTACAAGCGCGGCCGGCCGGCGAACTACCGCTACCCCAAGCGGCTGAACTATGACCCGACGCTGCGCACCTTCGGCTGGCTGGATCGGGTCAAGCCGCAGGCGGAGGCGGCGGCGCGGGCCGAGCTCAACGCGATCGCGCGGGAGATCGAGCGAGTATGGCGAGCACGGTAAGGACCATCCGCCGCGGGCTGAAGGCGGCGCTCGGGGCGGTCGACGGCCTGGCGGTGTACGAAGACTGGCCGAACAACATCCAGGCGCCGTGCGCGATCCCGGAGCTGGTTGGCACGGAGCACGATCAGACGCTCGGCAGCAACAGCACCCACGACCTGGCGATCTACCGCTTCGAGGCGGTCCTGGCGGTCAGCCTGGCCGGCGGGTTGTCGAACGCGCAGGAGCAGATGGACGAGTACCTGAGCGGCACCGGCGGCAAGTCCGTGCGGGCCGCGCTGGCGGCAGACCGCACGCTCGGCGGGGCGTGTCACTCGCTGTTCTTCGGGCCGTGGAACCGGCCCGGCGATGAAGAGATCAGCGGCCAGGGCTACTACGTGCAGCGGCTGCCCGTGGAAGTCTGGAGCACTTAGGGAGCATGCGATGGCGACACGATTCCGAGCGACTCGGCCGCTCTACCGATCACTCAAGAAGGGGGGCAAGGGCATGAAGATCCCGCTCTGGGACACCGGGCACATCTGCCAGGGCCTTGCCCCCCGCACCGCCAAGCTCCTGCTCGAGAAGGGCTGGGTCGAGGCGGTCGAGGACGTAAAGAAGGAGGCCGAGGATGGCGCTTAAGAGTGGCCCCGACGCCTTCCTGTACGTCGGCGGCTACAACATCACCGGCGACCTCACTGAGTTCAAGGACCACCTCGAAGCCAAGACGGAGGAGGTCACGGTCCTGAATTCGTCCTACCAACTCAACGCGCCGGTCGGGACAAAAATGGCGAAGCTAGAGTTGGCAGGTTTCTACAACGACGCCGCGCTGGCGGGCGTGGCGGCACTGGCCAACACTCAGGTCGGCACGGTCCGGGTGGCGGTCTACGGCGTGGAAGGGACGGCCACGGGCAAGCGGTTCGTCGGCTGGTCCGGCGCGCTGACGGCCCACTTCGAGCGGATCGTCGCCCGCGACGCGATCAGCAAGATTACGGCGCGGTTCGAGAACAACGGCATCGTCGAGCCGGGCGTGGTGCTGCGGCCACTGGCGGCAGCGACGGCGACCGGGTTCGGCGTGGGCAACGCGGCCTCGGCAAGCGGCCCAGCCATTGACTTCGGCACGAGCAACGTCAGCGGGGCGGCGGCCTACCTGATGATGACCCACTCGTCGGGCGCGACGTCGTCCGGGGTGTCGGTCGAGATCATGCACTCGGTCGATCACGAGACCTGGGCCAGCTACGGCGGGTTCAGCAACGTGACCGCAACTGGGCCAAACAGCTCGTGGGCGCAGCGGATCAACTCGACCGCGCCCATCCAGCGCTACGTCACGGAGCGGCATCGGGACGCCGCCGGGTCGTCCTTCAGCTCGGCCGTGTTCTTCGTGGGGCTCGCCCCGCACTAGTCGGAATCCGCCAGTCGCCGTGCCCCGCGTGGCCAGCCGACCCACATCAGGGAGGTTGCCATGCCGTTGTACGGCTCGCACCAGAACCGCGCTTCGATTACCAGCGTGTCGACTACCGGCACCTGGAACGATATCTCTTCGCTCGTCGACGAAATATCTGGCGTGAAGAAAGAGGCGCTGCTGGCGCTCACGCACGGGTTCTCGGCGAGTTACGAGCAGTCGTCGCCGGTGGGCGTCTTCAAGATCGACCCCGTGACCATCAGCGGCTTCTATAACGACGTGGCGGCGACCGGCCCGCACGCCCTGCTGGGCGACGCCAACGTCGGCACGGAGCGCGTGCTGAAGATCTATGTGTCTTCGGCCGAGTCGGTCAAGTTCGATGTGATCGTGCAGAGCTACGAGCGCATGCCCAAGCGCAACGAGCTGACGCGGTTTACGTCGGTCTTGCAGCCAACGGGCCCGATGGTCACCTCGACCTGAGTTCATCGCGCAGTCATCTTCGGGGCTGCGCCGGGGAATCCGGCGCGGCTCTGCCATCTCTGGAGGCTTTGTGGCACTGACAGGCAAGACGACCCCGCGGCAGGTCGCGATCCCGCACGAGCAGGGGCAGTGGATGAGCTTCCGGCGACTGCCGTGGCCGGTCCTGCTGGCGGCTGAGCAGAAGCGGACGGCGGCTGCGATCAAGAACGTCGCCGAGCTCGGCAGCGAGGTCCGCGAGATGTTCCAGTCGGCCACACCGCGCGCGGCCGCGCCGGAGCTGAAGGAGAAGGACCCGGCCGACACCTATGACCGCGCGATCATCCTGCGGGCCGGCATCGTCGCCTGGTCCTACGAGGCCGAGGTCGACACCGAGGCGGTTGACGACCTGGACGAAGAGACGGCCGACTGGGCCTTCCGCGAGATCCTGAAGCCCGCGGTCCGCTCTGAGGAGGAGCGGACCGACCGCTTCTTTCCGGCTCCATAGGTTCCTTGACGGTGAGGACGATATCCGCCCGCCGGAAGAGTGGATGGTGGCAGTGGTCTGCGAGGCATTCGACTGCCTGCCGTCCGTGGCGCTGCGCGAGCTGGAAACGAACCCCTGGCCGCTGGTGCTGGACGTGATCGAGCTGCGCAGCTACGCCGACGCCCACCGCCAGGTCCGCCGGGCGAAGGACGCCAAGAACCCGCCGGAAGGACCCTGGGTCGACCTGGTGATGGACAACGTCGCGCGCGCTTTCATGGCACGGAAGAAGGGACTCGGGTAAGTGGCAGCCCAGAGCGACCTGCAAATAGTCATCCGCTGCATGGACTCGGCGAGTGGTCCGCTGAAGGGCATCGCCGCGTCCGTGCAGAGCGTTGGCAAGGCGGCCAGCGGGATCGGCGCGACACTGGGGGCCGGGCTCGGGCTAGCGGCCGGGATGGCGGGCTTCGCGGGGATTGCCGGGGTGCTGGGCAGCGCCAAGGGCGCCATGATCGACTTCAACGCGAGCATGGAGCAATCGCAAGTTGCGTTCACCACCATGCTCGGCTCGGGCGAAAAGGCGACGGCGTTCCTCGGCGACCTCCAGAAGTTCGCCGCCACCACGCCGTTTGAGTTCCCGGAGTTGCAGGACGCCGCGAAGCGGATGCTGGCGTTTGGGTTCCAGGCTAAGGACGTGATCCCGACCATGACCGCCGTGGGTGACAGCGTGGCGGCGCTGGGCGGCGGCAAGGAGATGATCAATCAGGTAACCCTGGCGCTCGGCCAGATGAAGGCGAAGGGCCGCGTCCAGGGCGACGAAATGCTCCAGTTGGCCGAGGCCGGCATCCCCGCCTGGGACATGCTGGCCAAGAAGTTGGGGACCGACATCCCGACGGCGATGGCCAAGGTGAGCAAGGGTGCGGTGTCGGCCGAAACCTTCCTGGATGCCTTCCGCACCGGGGCCGCCGAGCGGTTTGGCGGGATGATGGAGAAACAATCGCTGACTTTCAACGGGGCCATGTCGACGATCAACGACGTGCTCCGCATGACCACGGCCAATGCCTTCAAGCCGTTCTTCGAAATGATCTCGGCCGGGGCGCTGGCCCTCTCTACTTTCCTGCAATCGGACCAGTTCACAGCATGGTCTAACAACCTCGCTAGCGCGATGGGCCGAGTGGCGACCATCGTGAAGGCGCTCTGGGCCGCGTTCACGGTGGATAAGGGCGGCATCGGCATCGTCAAGGAGCAACTCGCGGGGTTGTTCGGGCCGGAGTTCGTCGAGTCGATTGACGGCTTCCTGGCGGCATTCATGAACGCCATCCCGAGGATTAAGGAGGTTTTCGCCGGCGTCATCGAGACGGTGCGCGGGTTCTTCGGGCTCTTCACCGGCGGGGCGACCCTGGCGAATATCCTGACGCTTGCCGATGGGCTGACGAAACTCTTCGGGCCGGATATCGCGGCGGCGATCCTGCAAACAGCCCTGACCATCAGCGACCAGGTCATCCCGGCTATCAAGGAATTCGGCACAACGGTCCTGACGGTGCTGGGCAACCTCGGGACGGCGGCGAAGATGGCGCTCGGGGGCGACTTCGCCGCCGCGCTCGACGTCGTCCTGTTGATGATCGAAGAGTTGACCCCGCGCATCGCCGACCAGGTGCAGCAGTGGGGGCAGGCATTCCTCGCCTGGGTCGAGCCGATGATCCCGCCGATGCTGGCGCAACTCGATGCTCTGGCGCAGCAGGCGCAAGCCTGGATTCAGGCGCAGGCCCCGGTGTGGGCGGCGCAACTGGTCGCTTGGGGGCAAGCGTTCGTTGAGTGGGTGGCGCCGATGATCCCGCCGGCGCTCGACGCCCTGGAGGGGCTGGCGCTCGCCATCAACGGCTGGATTGAGCAGCAGGAAGCACGGTTCGCGCAGACCCTGCTGGCGTGGGCACGGGCGTTCTCAACCTGGGTCGACCCTGCCATCCAGCAGGTGCCGGCCCAGCTCGCCAACCTGGCCGCCGACATCACGACCTGGATCGTCAACTCGGCCATCACCTTCGCCGCCGACCTGGCGGTGATGGCGATTAACTTCTATGCCTGGGTATCGAAAGAGGTCCTGCCCAACCTGCCGGGCGCGCTGGATCAGATCATGGCCGCCATCAGCGCCTGGATCGCAGGCGCAGGGCCGCAGGCTGGCGCCGAGGCGCAGTCCATCGGGGCCAGCCTGATCGACGGCCTGCGGGCCGGCATCATGGCCCGGATCGACTCCATCGCCGCGACTGGCGCGGCGGCGATCGAGCGCGTGCTGTCGGCGGCCAGGGCCGCCGCCGACTCCCACTCCCCCTCGATGGAGATGGCCAAGATCGGCGCCGACCTCGCGGCGGGCCTCGGCCTCGGCATCGAGAAGGACACCTTCAAGGCGGTCGACAGCACCAAGAAACTGGTCGACGCGATCATGGGCCTGGCCCGCAACCAGATGCAGTTCGCCGGCCGCGGTGCCGAGTTGTTCGGGCGGGCACTCGACCGCCTGGCCGACAGCGGGCGCCTGACCACCGAGAACATGCAGCGGCTCAAGCGGGCGACGGAGGATTACAACATCGTCGCCGGCACGGCCGCCAAGCAGGCCGAGGCGGTCGCGAGGGCCCAGAAGGCGATCGACATCAAGCGGCTGTTCGCGCGACCCGAAGAATTGGAGTTTGAGAAGCGGCGACTAGAGATCGACCAGGCCCGGCTCGACGTCGAGAAGGCGATGGCGCCGCTGCTCATCCAGCGGCGGCAGGCGGAAGAGAAGCTCGCCATCGCCCAGAAGGCGCTCGACGACGCCAAGCAGACCAAGAGCGAGCGGGACGACAAGGCGGCGCAGGCGGCCGTCGACGCGGCGCAGGACCAGGTCGACGCGATCAACGACCAGCTCAAGCCCTACGAACAGACGTTGCAGGCTATCAAGGACCGCGAGGACGCGCTCCGCCTGGAGGAGGAGCAGTTCAGGATCACGCAGCGGCAGGCGGAGCTCGGGCTGGAGGCCGAATTGGAGTTTCA